CGTAGCGAGCTGGGCACGGACTGTCGCCGCACTCATACGTACCACCCGCCGTTACGACGGCTACCCGCCCACATCGTACCGGTCGGACTGGTACGAGCGCCCGCAGCGCCCTCGGCCTTGCCCGTCGTAGGCTCGCATTGCGGGTACGTCAGGATGCCCCATGCGCGTTCGAGAAGCGCCTCGTAGTGCAGCATCATCTCCCACTCGGCAGTACTCGGCCCAGCGGTCGCAAAGTCGCGGAAGATGAGCACCAGCGTTTGGTAAACATGGCAGTCGCGCAGGGCACTCGGAGCCATGACCAGCCAGGGACGTTTACCCGTGTTGATGAGCTGGCTCTCGATTCTGGCCCATGCCTCGTCGAGGTAGTCTTGATAGCTCGCCTCGGTTGTCGGCATCCGACGCGCAAGGTCGGTATGCGAGCGCATCAGGTCGACGTCGGTGACCACCGGGTAAAGACGGCGATACACAAGCGAGCCGTCACGGCGAAAGGTATAGACGACGCTGGAGATCGTCAGCGCCCACTCAAACCGCCACCCATCGCCGGGCTGGTAGGCAGACAGAGCGGACGCCGTGACGGTAGCCTGAGCGACACCTCCGACGACGGTCACGGAGCCCGCAGAGACTGCGACATTCGACGAGGTGTAGATCGTCAACGTGCCGGCCGAGGGAGTCACGACCGCGCCGTTGTTGTAGACGGGACACGACACAACATTGTCCCGACCGGCCTCGATGATCTCGGGGCCGATGAGGCGCGCTGTGTAGATTGTCTCGCTACCGGACATGCTTTAGAACCCGAGCCAAGTGTTCGCCGAGGCCGACAAGCAGATGAGGATCGCGCCCTTGCCCGACGCCGTGGAAAACGCAGCGTCAGCGGCAGCGCCGTTGATCGTGCCACCTGCCGGGGGGTAGATTTTGAGGATCTGATTCGACACGCCGTTGCCCACAAACACTACCTTGCCGTTGATCTTTTCGGCCGCGTTCAACTTGACGCCTTTAGTGCCGTCAGCCGCGGTCGTCGGGTAGACGCTCGACGTGCCGGCCGGGAGCTGGATCGCATCACCAGCGGTAGACCCAGCCGCCGCAGTCGACGCGCCGGGCGGATTGATCATGCCGGCGTGCTGGATGTGACCGCCGAGCAGCGTCCCATCAGCAGCGTCGGCGTCGTCCTTGACGACGAGGCCGGTAAAGCCCTGGGCGTTGCGGTACTGTGCAATCTTTTCGGGGGTAGCCATGATGATACTCCTATTTGTTTTTGATGCGGATCAAGTCTTTGAAGGCTTGCTCGCGTAGCTTTTCGCTGCGCTTGACGGCATCGCTGCCGCCCGATTCGTACATCTTGCGGGCGAGTCCGTCTTTCGCTTTGCGCGCCTCGGCTTCGGTCATGGGCGCACCGACCGCTTTGCAGGCTTTGCAGGAGCTGCGACAGGAGCTGCGTCCATCGCCGCGAGCACCTTAGCCGCCTGCGTTGCCCGACGTGCTGCCTTGCCGTCGCTGGGGCCGTCGCCGGCATCGCGGTCGTGTTCGTCTTGAACCCGGTTGCGAATAATCTCGGCCGCGTCGGGGTCGAGAGCAGGCAGGCGCCCGCTCGCTACGAGGTCGCGCAGAAACTGGAAATGTACTTCCTTGTCGTATTTGACCCTGACCTCGTTGCCGAGCGGAGTGGGTACCATCCAGACCGGCAGGTAGATGGTCGGTACTTTGCCCGAGGGAAGCGGGCGCGCATCGTAGGTTGCGATGTAGTCAGACGCAGGCTCGATGATTGTCCAGCCTTTACGCATCTTTTCGGCAAAGGCAAGTGACACATCGCCGTCTTTATCAACTGAGTTGACGCCGGGGATAAACTGGATTTGACCGAGGTAAGGGAGCCATTCGCCCGCACCGCCGTCGTCGGTCATGTGAAAGGCCCAGCGCCTCGGGTGATACGTCAACCTAAAGTCGGGGTAGTCGCCTGCGTTGAGAGCAAGGCCGGTAGTCGCTGCCGTCGAGGCGTAGGCCTTCGGCGCGTATTGGTTTACAAGTGCCATGTGTCGATAGCCTGTGTGAGAGGGAAGGGAAGCCCGACCGGTTTTGACACCGGTCAGGCTGGAGGGAGAGACTACGAGGCGCGAGTCGTGAGCTGGACGCCCATCAGGTCTTGCAGCTCGGCGACGCCGACGTAGTAGTTGCCGACGATCTTGGTGAGCGCGCTCTCAGGGGTGCGGCCCATCTCGACGTACATCTTCGTCCCCATCGGGTAGATGACGCCACCGCTGCCCATGATGGGCGCGGGGGTACCGTCAGCGTAGCCGATAGCGCCGTAGGAGATGACAAAGCCGAGCTTGTCAGAGCCGGAGGTCGAGCACTTGGACGAAACGAAGAAGTCGATGCCGAGGTAGGTACCTGCATACCCTTGACCTTTTACGGCCAAAAGTTCAGCAGTCGCGGGGATCCACTGCAACGCGCCAGTCTCAGAGCGAAGGCTGCTCTGAAAGTCGGTAAGCTGCTTCGGGCTGACAACGGCCAAGAACGGGCCAGGGCAGGACTGCGCTTCGAGCGCGGCAATCGCGGAGAAGATGTTGGTCACGGTCAGAGCCGCGCCCGAGGTTCCGACGCTGGTAGAAAAGCCCGCGCCGGCCGCGCAGATGAGGGTCTGCATACGGAGCATCGCAGCGCCTACCATGTCGTTCGCAAGGTACGTCACGAGGTCGCCGACGTTTGCCCAGGTCTGCCCGGCGAGGTCAGTCACGCCGCGGTACAACGCCTGACGAGCGACGGTGATCGTCACGCTGGCATTGGTCAGCGCCACGGATTCGACGGCGCTACCGTCAGCAACGGCCGACATCGGATCAAGGCCGGTCGAGACAATGCCGACCTTCTTAGCGGACGAGCCGCTGCCGCCGACGTCGCCGACGTAGGCGATCGCGGGGTGGTTCATCAGGGAGGCGCGGTCGCCGAGCGCAAGCTGCAGCTCGGCCGCAAGAGTCGAAGCGACGGTAACGTTGTTCAGACTAGAATAAGTAATCGGGGCGTCAGCCATAGTAGACCTCGTAAGACAGGGTGAGCGAAAGGGAAGATCATCATCCGGCGTGCGCTCTGTTTTTACGGGGCTCGACCCGACCGCCTACGGTAGTGACATCGTGACACGTTCGGGTGAGCGTGTCAACGTGTCACATGTATCACTTTAGGCTGGCAAGGATCGCAGTCCGATTCGCCGCATACGCTGCCCTGCCTTGCGGGGTACCGAGCATCTGCTGAATCGCCTCGGGCGAGAACGTCTTAGCCGGCGCTGCCGTGCCGCTCGATGCCCCGGCGTTCACCGCTGGCGTAGGCGGGAGAGCAGTCGGCGCAGGCGCTTGACCTGTCGCAACCGGTGCAGCCACCGCGCCCGCATCGGGGAGGTAAGCGCGTACACCTTTGGGAAGCGCCTCGCGATTTGCAAGCCATTCGGACAGCGACGGCTTGCTGCCCTCGGCAGGTGTTGCGACTCGGCTGTAAGCGTGCGCTACGATGTCGGCTGCCTCGGGGTCTACGATGCCCGCCGAGAGGATCGCCCGCTCGGTAGTCCAGCCGGTTTGCGCAGCCTGCCATTCTGCGCGAGCTGCGTCATGCTGTGCGCGCAGCGCGTCCAGCTCGCCGCGCAGGGTTGCCGCCGCCGCGACTTGCGGAGTCAGCGAGTCGAGCTGCGACCGGAGCTGCGCCTTTTCGGCAGCGAGCGCAACGATGCGATCGCGGGCCTTCGGGGTGGCATCCTCGGGGATGTCGAGAGTCTCGGGGATAGGGGTAGTGGTAGTGTCGTTCACTTTGACTCGGGGGTTAGGGGATGGACATGCGGAGGCGCTCGGCGTCAATGCGCGCAAGCTCGTTGACGGCGCTCGCTTCGGTCATGCCGGGGTTCAGCTCCATGTAGGCGCGAGTACGCGAGAGCAGGCCCGCGCCCATGAGCTCGATCACGTTTGCGCGTCGGGCCTGCAGCTCTTCGGGGCTGAGCGGCAAGTCCTTGTATGTGATCTGGTAGCCCAGCTCGGGGAGCGCAGCGCCAGTCGCACGGTTCCAAAGCACCGCAGTAGTTGACATGAGCTGCTCGTCGGCGCGTCGAAACACGGGAGCGTACCGACGAGCCGCTGCCCGCTTGCCTTCGTTGGACAGCGCAATCGCGTAGCCCGACCTTGCCGTACCGCCCATGCGCTGGATGTCGGCAGGCGGCAGGCCCGCGTCGATGGCGATGCGATTCGCTATCGAGCTGATGACGCCCTCCAACGCGGCCGGGTCAGCGCCCGCTTGAAACTGACCGATCATAGGCTGGCGACCCTCTTGCGTTGACTCGGCGCGCATGATTACCGCAGGGTCGGCGATGACCTCGACGCGCTGCGAGAACGAATCAGCGCCGGCAGGGATGGCACCGACGAATCCGCAGTCGAGGGTGTACCGCTGGGGAAAGCTGGCATCGCGGAGCACATGGCCTAAGAAGGTGTTGTTGACCCCAAGATCCAAACAGGCCTGCACAGTTTCCCAGTTGCCGCGCCAGTTCCACAAACGATCGCCGAGGCTCTCGGCGTGGTAGAGCACGTAGGGCAGAATCGGCGTGCCGTCGCTGCGCCGGTAGGGATAGTTTGGCCCGCTGAAGTCGCCGCCGAGCACCTCGATGCTAATGTCGGCACCCGTCGAAACTTGCATGACCTTGTAGACCGGGCCTTCGGGGTCGGTCGGGTCAATACAAAGGTAGTCCCAGCACCACCCGTAGTCATCGCGGTAGCGCATCTCCTTGACCTCGTAGGGCGTATCCGGCTGGTCGTCGCTGCCCTCGGCGATGAGCATGTCGGGAAACACCGGCCGGTACTGGATCTCGCCGGTCGGCAACACCGAGACGCGCCACGCACATTCGCGCAGCCCGATCGTCATCGCCTGGAATCGTGGCATCCGAGGCCACAAGCCCGAGGCGCTGATGGCCTGAGCGAATGGCCCGTAGATCGGAGTGTCGCCGACGCGCACCTCGGGCTCGGTCAGGTAGAGCGCGGCCGTCTCGCGGCAGATGGATACCAGCGGCATCGAGGTTGTCTTTGCCACGCCCCATGCGTCTGCACGCTCGCGCCCGACTTCACGCGCTACTCGATTCTGCAGGTCTTGCTCCCATGCGCCGTCAAGCATCCGACGTACAAGCCGGCTATGCTCCCACCGGGTAAGCTCGCCGAGGTCGTCGCCGGGAGGCGGGATGATGTAGAGGCTGTCGGTATGGTACATAGTAGAGCCTACCTTACACGGGTGACGCTGGCGAACTGGCGACCAGACGGGAATATGTA